GTACTCATTATTCCAATTGCCAACAGTGCGTTCATCAAAGTATTATACATCATTTCTCTATCACGTTGCTTCTTATCTTCAGCTGCCTTCTCTAAAGCACGGCGTTCTTTTGACATTCTAGTACGTTCTGCCATCATTTCATTCCATACATCAGCATTTCCTGACCAAAACAATATGTCTTTTAATTCCTTCTCATTATCTCTCAGTGCCTTGGATGCCATGGCAATCTTTAATGAATCTGAATTTATTTGTGCATCAGTTTTACCGACAGCCGCAATACGCATCTGTGTGCTGGCCACATGAACTTGATCCGCAGACAAATAGAATTGACTGAATTGTCCGTACAGTTCCTTTACGTCTTTACCCAACTGCATAGCAGCTTTGATGCCTTTAACAGCACCTTGAGCCATGGCAAATGCGGTGAACGGATCCATTATTTCTTATTCTCTGGCCAATAAGATACCAACATCCAACGACAGATTTTGCCGTTTTCCAAAAACTCATTTGCACCATAAGTTTGTCTACCCGTTTCACAAACCTTTTCCAATTTTTGCCAGTGTTTGTAATTCCGAACAGGTAACACCGGAAGATATTCTGGTTGTAAACAGAAAGCGTTCTCGGTGTACATAATAGAAGAAAATAGCAGTACACAGGTGATTACTATTTTCTTATGCATAGTCATGTCACTTTGATAGTGGGTTATCTAACGCTTGCTTAATCTTGCTATCCATCTCACGAGACAACTTATCCATCTTACCATCTATAACTTGTTTGGTTTTGTCCATCTCATCACGGCTCTTGTCTAGGTTTGTACGAACATCAACACGCAATGACTTGATTTCATTTTCATTTTCACGTTGAGCTTGTTTTGAACCACGTTCAACACCTTCAACCACACCCTCAACTCTACGAATATCACTTTTTAAATCATTCTTGATATCACGGGTGTAATCGGCAGTCTTACCTGAGTTTTCTTCAATGACAGCCAAACGTTTATCAAACACCGTTAAGTCTGGTGCCACATATTCAGCAATACGTTTCTTCATGCCTTGATAGTCTTTATAGACCTCAAACGCACCATATAAACCACCTAACAATGAAGATGCAAGAGTAAACGCAACCATCAATTTGGCTGGTGTAAATTCATAACCACCAATACTGATGACTGTATCTTTACTTGCATATTTCTTAACTGCTGCTTCTGCTTCGTCAATTTTAGCATTAACATCTTTGATTTCTTCTGACATTTTATTTTCCTAAGTTGAATTGTGAATCTACCATTTCTTGCCATTTTGAATCACTAGCACCACTCATTCTTCTCTGAGCTGATAAATTATCAATCACAGGCTTATTATATTGTTTGGCCATTTTTAAACCGTTTATATCAGGTATCAACGCAGTACTATACGATGAAAAACCTGGAACAAAATTCATTACACCAACCAGAGAACCTTGAATCGCTTGTTGTTGTTCAATACTTGTGGCTGATGCAATCTCATTGGCAAGTTGTTTACCCTTTTCGCCAGCTTCCTTCTTAGCATTTTCTTTGTTGCCACCAGATTTCTTTTCCATAGAAGCCATTTGAGAATCTGTTTTCTTCTCTTGTTTGTCATCCTGTTTGTTAGCTGCTGGTGGTGGAAGTGCTGGTGGATTAGTTGTTGAGTTGGCTGCTGAATTTTCCTTTGGAGCAGTTACACTCGTTGGGGATGTTGTTGATGTTACAGAGGTCGTTGAAGGTGCTGATACAACAGAATCAACGGTTGAATCACCTGTTGCTGATACAACGTTAGTTGGATCAGCTTTCTGTATCTCAACAGTCGTGGTTAATTGTTGGTTAACAGCACTCGTTACAGCCGGACTTAAATTGACCAGATACTTAATAGCATATGCAGTCTTGTATCCTTCACACTGAGTACTATACAACGAATCTTTGATACATTGTGATTTCAGATAAGCATCAGCATAACCAGGACAATCAGTTGCATACAAAGCGTTTATAGAACATTGTTGGTCGTGATATGCAATTGCATAACCAGGACAATCTGTTGCATACAAAGCACTCACATAACACTGCTGTGTCTTATATGATTCTGCATATCCTGGACAATCAGTGGCATATAAAGGACTTATAGAACATTGTTGTGACTTGTAGGCTGTTGCATAACCAGGACAATCAGTTGCGTATAGTGGGTTTACTGAACATTGTTGTGTCTTATATGCTATTGCATAACCGGAACAAGATGTTGAATAAAGAGGATTTGAAGCGCACTGTTGGTTGGTGTATGCTTGTTGATAACCGGGACATGATGGAGAACTCAAAGCATCTGTTATACAAGGATCAACTGTTTCTACACCATACTTCAGTCTAGCATACACTGAACTTATTGATGGTCCCATGTATGGATCACCTGTTGACGCACCACCATCAGTACCAGTAAATGTCATGTTGATATGACCCATTGACGCCAAAGGAGTTGAGGTGAAGTTTACATCTTGTGCTTCATTAACCCACGCCCACAATCTTGTGTTATAGTTATGTGTTCTATCAAATATAGTTCCACCACTACTATTGGTAACATTTACGTTTGCGGTCAATGTATCTGATGCACCGGTGCCTGATTGGCATGTGTTAGAGTTACCACCCACAGGATTGTTACAGTATAAAGCAAATCTCCAACCGTACTGAATACCCGTTACAGAAATTCCACTACCAGACAATGCGTTATTGATAGCAATAGATTGAGCAATAGAGCCTTGTGTTCCAAATGAATATTGACCTGGTCCCACAACAGGATGACTAGTATTGGATCCATGGCCCGTGACAGTCCAACCAGTTGTGTTGGTAAAGTTAGGATCCGTTACCAGATTTCCTGTTACATTTTGTGCGTTACATAATAAAGAAAACATCACCAGCACAAAGGCTAGTGTTGTTTTCATTCTTTAACGGGTTTAGGTATACGTGATGGGTCGGATTCCCAAACCACTTTGGCTTCAGAACCAATCTTGCCATCAACAGGACAAGGTGTGCCAGCATTCATCATTGCATCAAAAACCCTACGGTCTTGGCAAAGTGAAGCAACCGCAGCAACCTTCATACCCATATCATACAGGTTTTTGGATAACTTAATACGTTCACAATTGTAATCTCTTGCAGTTCCGCCTACGGAGATGCCTAGGATTTGTGTTTGTACAGCGCCAGAAGCAGCCACAGCACAAACATCGTTGTTGATTACAGTGATACCTGGAGCAATTGCTGAAGGTGGTGGTGATTTTACAGTAGTCTCACTAGTGGAGGTTACTGAACTTTTAGAAGTCGAATCAGTTACGATAGGGTCGGATTGTGCGACCACTGATGATGAAACCATAACAAAAAGAACCAACACTGGTAACTTTTTGAACATTTTTATTCCTTTTAAATTTGCCTAATTAGCTTGTTGCCTTTTATTACTGCATGATGTATAATAACGGTGTAACGTTGATGGTCGATGAACTTGGTGTCAAAATTTCGACCATATATGTATTTATGTATTCTGTAAACATTAGGAGATAAAAAAAATGGATATTATTGCAATTAAATTAATTACTGGTGAAGATGTTCTTGCCGAAAAAGTTGGTGAGGATGAAACATCTTTAATTTTAATGAACACTGTTGGTATTGCTGTGGTACGTGGCAAAGACGGACAACCTAACGTAGGTTTTGCACCATTCCCACTACACGCTGAACAAAAAACGGATCAAGAGCTTGTAATTGCTAAGAAACATGTTGTATACTCCTATGTTCCCGCTGAAGATTTTATTAGTAACTACAAACAAATTTTCGGTTCAGGTATCGTATTACCTTCAACACAAATTATCACAGGTTAATGGCAAATTTCTACACAAACGTTCAGAGTATCGGCGGTAAGATTCTTTACCGTGGTGTGATGGATGGTAAAAGAATTAAACAACGGATTGATTATGATCCGTCTTTATACATTCCATCAAAGCGTGAAACCAATTACAAAACTTTGAATGGCCAGTACCTCGACAAAAAGACATTCGATGGTATTCACGAGGCAAGAGATTACGTTAAGCAGTTTGCGAATGTACAAGGTGGAGTTAAAATCTATGGCAACACCAGATATGAATATGCATTCATTGCCGATCAACACAAAAAGATGGTTGACTGGGACCAAGAAAAGATTTTAATTGGCATTGTCGATATTGAGGTTGGTTCAGAAAATGGTTTCCCTGATCCTTATCTTGCAAATGAACCTATCACTGCAATTGCTATAACATACACCAATGGCCAAACTTATGTGTTTGGTTGTGGTGACTATGTGACGCAAGGTGATGAGATGTATGTCAAATGTAAAGATGAATGGTCTTTATGTAAAAAGTTCTTACAACTCTGGATGGCAAAATGTCCTGATGTGATTACCGGTTGGAATACTAAGTTCTTTGATATTCCATATTTGGTGAATCGTTTTCGTAAGATTCTAGGTGAAGATGAAGCTAGAAATTTATCTCCGTGGAAATATATCTCAGAACGCAAAACCAATATCAATGGTCGTATGTTAATTGCATACTCACTTGTTGGTGTTGAATCACTTGACTATATTGAATTATACAAATGGTATGCACCAGGTGGTAAGTCACAAGAATCCTATCGTTTGGATAATATTGCTCAAGTTGAACTTGGTGAAGGTAAGATTTCATATGATGAATATGATAACCTTCATGCCTTGTATCGTTTAAACTATCAGAAGTTTATTGAATACAACATTAAAGACGTTAAGTTGATTCTGAAGCTGGAAGATAAGTTGAAGTTGATTGAATTGGCTTTAACTCTTGCATACGATACCAAATGTAATTACGAAGATGTATTTGCACAAACACGTATGTGGGATGCACTGACATATAACCATTTATTGAACAAGAACATTATTGTACCACCTCGTGACGTACAGGACAAAGACGCAGCATTCGAAGGCGCATATGTTAAAGAGGTGCAAACAGGTTTACATCATTGGGTTGCCAGTTTCGACTTGAACAGTCTATATCCACATTTGATGATGCAATATAATGTTTCACCTGAGACACTAATTGAACCTCAAAACTATACACCTGAAATGCGTGAAATCATTTCTTCTGGTGTTTCTGTTGATAAGATGTTATCAAAATCTGTTGATACATCCAAACTAGAAAACGTTACACTAACACCGAACGGTCAATTCTTTCGCACAGACATTCAAGGCTTTCTTCCAAACATGATGGTTGAAATGTACGAAGATCGTAAAAAGTTTAAGAAGTTGATGTTGAAAGCACAACAGGAATACGAAGATGAAAAAGATGATTCTAAAAAATATGAGATTGAAAAACGAGTAGCTCGATTTAATAACTTGCAATTGGCGAAGAAGGTTTCACTTAACTCTGCTTATGGTGCTCTTGGTTCTCAGTATTTTAGATTCTATGACCTACGTATGGCATTGGGTGTTACTTCTGCTGGTCAGTTATCCATTCGATGGATTGAGGCGAAGATTAATGCTTACATGAATAAACTTCTCGGCACTGAAGCTGATTATGTTATTGCATCAGATACCGATTCTATCTATTTGCGCCTTGGTGAACTGGTTGATAAAGTTTATGGTGTTGATGGCCAAATCGGTATGCCTAAACAAAAGATTATTGAGTTTATGGACCGTGTGTGTGAAGATAAGATTCAACCATACATCGATAAGTCTTATGAAGAACTTGCCGAATATGTACATGCATATGACCAAAAGATGCAAATGAAACGTGAAGGTCTTTCGGACAAAGGTGTGTGGACTGCCAAGAAACGATACATTCTAAATGTGTATAATAACGAAGGTGTTCAGTATGCTGAACCTCACATGAAAGTCATGGGTTTGGAAATGATTAAATCATCCACACCTTCTGCTATTCGTGAGAAGATGAAACAGGTTATTAAGTTGATGATGACTGGTACCGAGAATGATGTACAGAAGTTTATTAGTGATTTCAGAGAAGAATTTAAGAAGTTACCACCAGAAGAAATTTCTTTCCCTCGTGGATTGAATGGGCTTAGCACATATTCAGATTCGGTAATGATGTACAAAAAAGGTACACCAATTCATGTGAAAGGTGCCATACTTTATAATCACCACTTAAAAGCAATGGGACTTGAAAAGAAGTACCAGATAATCCAAGAAGGTGAAAAGATTAAGTTTGCCTATTTGAAGATGCCAAATCACTTCAAAGATACCGTTATTTCTTTCCCTTCTAGGATTCCTAAAGAGTTTGGGCTTGACAACTACATAGATTATGATGTACAATTCGATAAATCTTTCGTAGAACCAATTCGTGTAATTCTAAACTGTATGAAATGGAAAATCGAAAAGACTAATTCTCTTGAGGACTTTTTTGGATGATATTTTTAACCTTCTTTACTGCAATTGCATTATCAGTAGTTGCTGAATATTACTCTGTGGTTGGACTGGCAACAATTTTCCCTGGTGCATTTTGGCCAGTGGTGTTGATGGGTGGAACTTTAGGTTTAGCAAAACTGGTGACCGTGTCTTGGTTGTATCGTAACTGGACAACATCACCATTCTTTATGAAATCTTATTTGTCCATAGCAACAATAATTTTGATGTTGATTACCTCGATGGGTATATTTGGTTACTTGTCCAAGGCACACTTGGAACATTCTGTTGATAATGCACCGTTAGTTGAAAGACTTGCAGTATTGGATGAAAGAATAAAGACCGAGAAGGAGAACATTGATGTTAATCGTAAGGCAATTAAACAGTATGATGAAGTTGTGGACCAAACGATGGGTCGAACAACGGATGAAAAGGGTACCGATAAAGCGCAAGCAATTCGCCGTTCCCAACAGAAAGACCGTATTAGAATATTGCAAGAAATTAAACAGTCACAGGAAGTTCTTGCTAAGTACTCCGAAGAACGTTCACCTATATCTAATGAGTTCAAAAAGGTAGAGGCTGATATTGGACCAATAAAATACATTGCAGCATTGGTCTATGATGAAAAGTCAGATTCGGAATTTGTAGATAGAGCGGTGCGATTGGTTATTTTGTTAATCATTGTTGTGTTTGATCCGTTGGCAATTTTGTTATTGATTGCTGCTAATATGTCATTGATGAATTCACCGAAGAAAGTGTTTATTTCCAAAGAACAAATTTGGCCAATTGATAAACCAGTTGAACCTGTTCCAGAAAAAAAGGAAGTGAAGGAAGAAGTTGTTATTAAGAAAGATACAGTAGAAATTGATAAAGAAAACATAGACAATATTGTTATCGATGGTATGAGTGGTGAGTCTATACCACCAATAGGTAAAAGTAATGAACAACACAAAAAACTGGAACCTAAGTATGACTATGATGCATCATATTCGTTTAGAGAAAAACGTGATATGGATGGTGGTAAATTTTAAAGGATGAATATGAGTATATTGGAAAAAATCAAAAAGAATAGTAGTATCAAAGACTCTGCTATTTTATCTAAATCAAAGTTCTTCAATGCCAAAGACATGATTCCAACAGCAGTGCCAATTATCAACGTGGCACTTTCAGGCAAGTTAGACGGTGGCTTAACTCCTGGTCTTACCATGTGGGCAGGTCCATCAAAACACTTTAAGACAGCGTTCTCTTTATTGATGGCAAAATCTTACTTGGACAAATATCCAGAAGCTGCACTTTTGTTTTATGACTCTGAGTTTGGCACTCCTCAATCTTATTTCGATTCCTTCGGCATTGACACTAATCGTGTTCTTCATACTCCTCTTACTGACATTGAACAATTGAAGTTCGATGTAATGTCACAATTGACCAACCTAGAACGTGGTGATAAGTTGATTATCATTATCGATTCGATTGGTAATCTGGCATCCAAAAAAGAAGTAGAAGATGCTTTAGCAGAAAAATCTGTGGCTGATATGTCTCGTGCTAAACAAGTTAAATCTTTGTTCCGTATGGTAACACCACACTTGAATCTGAAAGATATTCCAATGATTGTGGTGAATCACACTTATATGGAAATTGGTATGTTCCCGAAAGCCATCGTTGGTGGTGGTACAGGAAGTTATTATTCTGCCGATAATATTTTCATTATTGGCCGTCAACAAGAAAAAGAAGGTACAGAAGTCGTTGGTTATAATTTTATTATCAACGTAGAAAAATCCCGTTATGTTAAAGAAAAATCTAAAATACCTGTTACTGTATCTTATGATGGCGGTATTAGCACTTGGTCTGGCTTACTTGACATTGCATTGGAATCCAAGCATGTGGTTAAACCAACAAATGGTTGGTACTCTCAATGTAACGTAGATACTGGTGAAGTTCAAGAAAAAAAATATCGTATCAAAGAAACTGATACTAAAGAATTCTGGATGCCAATTCTAAAACAAAAATCCTTTAGGGATTTCATCGAAGAAAAGTACTGCATCTCCGCAGGCAATATTATGGAAACCGATATTGACCAAACTTTTGACGTTGCAACTATGAATGGTGTTTAAATGATTGAAGGTTTAGATTACTGTTTCATCTATCCCAAGGATGATAAGACTACGGTACACATTAAACTATTAGAAGGTCCTTATAAAGATACCATTTTCAAATATGGTAAAGTTAAATTTAAGGAAGAAGATGAGTTAATGCATTTACTTTTTGCTTATGATGTGTTAGAATCAACAGTTAAGAAACCATCCAAGTTGGAGAAGGACATAGACTTCAAAGATTATTTGGGTGATTTATTGGTTGAAATTATGTCGGGTAACATAGAACAGGATATTATTGATGAGGCTGGAACAAACGATTCTCAAGAATCTGATTTACAATGAAGAATATTTACGTAAAGTACTACCTTTCATTAAAGATGAGTATTTCACGGACAGAACCGACAAAGTAATTTTTAACGAAATATCATCGTTTACTGAAACTTATAACTCGACACCAACAATTGAAGCAATTGAATTGGCTGTCAGAGACAAACGTAATCTTACAGAAGATGAACTAGAACGCTGTGACATTTGCATTAAAGAAATTGTCAAAGCCAAAGATGAACATTCCAAGATTGAATGGCTGGTAGATAAGACAGAAAAGTTTTGCCAAGAAAAGGCAATCTATAATGCTGTGTTGGGTTCTATCTCAATTCTTGATGGAAAAGATAAAGTAAATGACAAAGGTTCAATACCTAAAATCTTATCTGATGCACTATCAATTAGTTTTGACAGTTCTGTTGGCCATGACTATTTGGAAAATGCTGAGGAACGATATGAATTCTACCACAGAAAAGAAGAACGTATTCCTTTTGATTTAGATTTCTTCAACAAGATTACCAAAGGTGGTTTACCTGCAAAGACACTTAACATTGCTCTTGCAGGTACCGGTGTTGGTAAATCATTGTTCATGTGTCACGTTGCTGCCGGTTGTATGGTACAAGGCAAGAACGTACTCTATATCACCATGGAAATGGCGGAAGAAAGAATTGCTGAACGTATTGATGCAAACCTCTTGAACGTAACGATTGATGACCTGGTCAACTTACCTAAAGATATGTACGATAAGAAAATTGCAAAACTACGTGAGAAAACCGTAGGCAAATTAATTATCAAAGAGTATCCTACTGCATCAGCTTCGGCCACACACTTTAGGACATTATTGAATGAACTTAATCTTAAAAAGTCTTTCGTACCTGATATTATCTTTATTGATTATCTTAATATTTGCTGTTCGTCCAGAATCAAAGCCGGTGCCAATGTTAACAGTTACACCTACGTCAAGGCCATTGCTGAAGAATTGCGTGGCCTTGCAGTTGAATTCGGAGTACCAATTGTATCTGCAACTCAAACCACAAGATCCGGTTTTTCAAGTTCTGACCCAGGACTCGAAGATACCAGTGAGTCTTTTGGTTTGCCAGCGACAGCAGATTTGATGTTTGCTTTGATTTCTTCCGAAGAACTGGAAGAACTTGGTCAAATTATGGTTAAGCAATTGAAGAATCGATATAATGATCCAACACTATATAAAAGATTCACACTTGGTGTTGACCGTGCAAAGATGAGATTATATGATGTTGAACAATCAGCACAAAATGATATTGTTGATGCTGGCCAAAACAAACCACTGAATACATTTGGTGAACGTGAACGACCACAAAAGAAATCTTTTAATGACTTTAAAGTATGAAATTAGAATTTAAAGACGCAGTACATTGTGCCAATGCTTTTGAAGATTACTTTGGTAACTTTGACCGCATTGATGAATACATGCGTGACCAGAAATTGAATTCACTTTCAGAATTACCGAGTAATCCCTTGTTTCCACTGGAAGAAGATTTATTCAGTAACTTCACAATGCATCCAAAAGACATGAACTTTGAGGTGTGTGAGATTGATGGTGAAACATGGAACAACTTGTTGAACATTACCAGTTCACACGTTAATATTGCACCTGTTGGCCGCCAAATTCGTTTGGCTGTCAAAGAAACTACTACTGGAAAGTTTGTTGGTTTCATACGTTTGGGTTCACCAGTGATTAATTGTAAACCACGTAATGATACACTTGGCCAAGTATTCACACAACAACCTGCATGGGGTAAACGATTCAATGATTCCGCAATGATGGGTTTTGTTATTGTTCCTG